TCGTACACAGTATTTCCGGCTTCATACAAAGCACCTTGTATAGCATCAACTGTGCCTTGATCAGCTAATTTTGTTGAAAAAATAACAAACGCATTTGTAATTGGGCCAAGGTTAGTAACAATTGTTTTAGATAATGCATCAACTATTCGAGTAGTAATGTTTTCTGAGAGAGCAGAAGGCATTCCATAATCTGCAGCATCTATTGTTACATTTGAATAACCTTGAATTTGATCAACACCAAGAACAGTATACGAATTTGCTGTAAAATGGGATGTGTTTATACCATCAATATAACCAGCAATAGTAGTGCTTCCTAAATATTCACCAGAATACGTGCTTTCTGTATTTTTAAATCCTGCGCCGCCATAGTCCACAACAATTCTGGAAATATCAAAATCTTCAACTCTTTCAACTTCAGCTGCAGCTACTTCAGTTGGGCCACCGCCAAGAACCAATACAGGATCACCAACATTGTATGATCTTCCGCCATCTATAACATTAATTGATGTTAAAATAGAAAAAGTATCAGCCGTAATAGATATTAGATTTCCATTAGAATCGACAATATCAGTTCGTATTTCTTCGCCATTTATAAAAGTGCCAGAAAGGGTTTTTGAATTAATAAACAGTTCATAAGGCAAACCAAAATTTAAATTATCGGTAATAATTTTTTCTACAGCTCTTTCAACCAAAGCTGAAGCGCCAGTTGTAACACCTATTATTTTTCTATTTGTAAAAAGAGAATAATCAAAATTAGTATAAACAACTTTAATTATAGAATTATTTGTTGGCGCTGTTGAAAAAATTATTTTTTTAGATTCTTTTCTAATTTCATAATCAATATTTTCTTGTTTTAAAATTCCATTAATATAAACAGAAGCTTCGCCAAAACCAATTGACTGAGCAAGAAAAAATTCTCTCTGTATACCATTACCTGTATAAATGCTACGAACATCTCTTTCAATTTTTAGCGAATTGTCTACTATCCATTTTCCATCAGACACTCTTAAGATATTATCTTTTGGTAAATTAATTTCTACTTCTTCATTAAATAAAAATTTAAATAAAAGTTTAAAAGAATCATCAATACCTTTTGACAAATAAAGAGGTAGAATATTTTTAACTAAAAATTCTTTATTTACTTGAGTATCTTTAGGTACTAACGATAGAAAAGTATTTAAAAAGCTTTCTTCAAATTGATCTAATGATTTATCAACATCAACTACATTTCTTATGTCTTTTAATTGTGTTGTTAAATTATTTTTTAAACTGATGCCATTATCGGGATCAAATTGTTCTTGCTCAAGGAATTCATAATAAGCCTTTATAAAATCTATGAATAAAGGATATTCTTCCCGAATAAATTCAGGAACTTGTTGTGATATTAGTACAGAAGTATTAGAAAAAGACATTAATTAGTTACGGCAGTTAAAGTTGTTACGATAGAAGTTGGATCATTTTGATCAATTGTAATAATTGTATTTCTTGTTGATTCAATTATTCCTTTTTCAGACTCAACAGTTATTCTCATTAAACTATCAGTAGCTGAAACACTTAGAATATTAACATCCCTTAATATAATATGACCTGTTTCATAATTAATTTCACCTACATTATCATCAACAATTTGTCTTTGAGCAGTTGAATCATAATAAATCGTTCTTAATGTTCCTATTTTTGCATCAATTTCAGCTGTTGCGGTTGCAGAGATTCCTCCTCCACCACTCAGAGTAACAATAGCACGACTATAATCAATTCCTCGATTTGTTACAATAATTCGATTTACAGTTCCATTTACAATTACAGCTTCAGCTGTTGCACCTGTTCCATCTCCAGTTATTGTAACTGTTGGCGCAGATATATAATTTAAACCTGGATTTGTAACAAGAATTGAAGATATGCCAGTAAAAGATGTAGGTACTTCTTCAATTGTAACTGTTCTAATAATACTTGAAGCATCTCTAGTTTGAAATTCAGTTGAAGTAAGTTTATTTGTTGTTGTTCCTCTTTTTAAAGGTATATCAAAATTAACTTCATATGTAGCATTTTGGTTTAACTTTGGAGTAAATTTCTTTTGAGCTTTAATTGTTAATTGATTACCAATAATTGCATTTTGATCAACATTATCAATTGCTGTTTCTAATTTTGAATCAACTAATCTTCCACTAAATTTATTTAAATATGTATTACTGTATTGTATAATAGCTTCTTTAATAGATTCTTTTAACGATTGCTCACTTACAGTAGTTTTTCTTATATCATAACGAGCATCAACTTCAATAACAAAATAGAGATATTGTGGATCTATAATTTCAGCGCTAACTGAAATAATTGATTTTGGATTAATAACTTCAGCAATAATTCTTTGTTTTTCATCTTCAGAAATATAATAATTTTCTTTTGGTTTTAAAGACAGAAAAACTTTTCCATAAACTGGAGGATCATTATCTTCTCCACCCCAAACAGATATAGAGTCAATGTTTGGATAATTATTTAAAACATAAGTTGCATAATCTTTGTTTGTAACCAAACGATTTTGTGTTGAAAATCTTGCAGAAGAAGAAAATTTTATACTATCAACCGTTTCTCTTTCAGCTCCTCCAGAAGCTGCTGTTTTTGGTGTAATTACAAAATTTGCGTATGTTATTCCGGTAGAATCGGTAACTGTTGAAGTTTCAATAAAATTATTTGCTTTGTTAGCATCTTGACCATCAGTCACAAGGTATTTACAAGTTACAATTGCACCATCAGGTAATTTTTTACCAACAACACCATTTCCAAAATAAATTTGAAAAAACCCTCCACGACCTTCTTGTAAAAAGAAAACTTCTGAAGCAGGACCTATATCTAAAACATCGGTTACTTTTTGATATACGATTGTTGTAGTGTTTGATGAATTTGGATTTACTGAAACTTTAAGTGTTGTTGTGTCAATATTTTCATCAGGTAATTCAAATACTGATTTTGGATTTGAACTTTGGTCATAGTTAAACGCATAAGTGATGTATTGTCCTTCATAAATTGGTAAATCTTCAAAGATATATTTTGTGTTTGATTTTGTAACCAAAGTATCTTGCAGCACAACAAAATTATATGATCTATTATCAATTTGATTTGAAATAAAAGAAAAACCTTCAGGCAAAGTACAAGTGCCTGAGGTAGTGTTAAATGTTTCTACACTAAAGTTTATAGTTGCAACTGGTGCTCTTCTAGAATAAGGAACATATCCTAGAGATTTAGCATGCGAAACAACAGAGTCACGAAGTAAAGCTGTATCTAAAAAAGATTCATTGGCCACCATATTTAAATAGTAAGCATTATAGTGTGTATTATAAGCAAGAATGTCCAAAAGAATGTTTAAAGAAGAACCTTCAAAATCATAATCTTGAAATTGTTGTTGTTGTTTTAGAAAGTTTTTTAGATTTGTTTTGATTGTATCAAAATCAAGTTCTGTTACTTTTAATCGATTGGCCATTTTTATCTAATTCGTTCTAGAAAAAAGTTAATTGTAATTGGATTTGGACTATTAATAATAAAAAATTCTAAAGTAATTTGATAAGAATTATCATCAGGAGCAGGAATTGCTCTAACTTTAGAAATTTGAACTCTAGATTCAAAATTTCTAATTACATCGGTAATTTCTCTTTCAATTCTTGCAGCAATTATTGAATCAATGTTTTCAAACAACATTCGGCGAATATTACTGCCAACTTGAGGCCTAAATGGTCTTTCATAATGATTGGTCAAAATTAAATTCTTAATTGAATTAATAATTGCTATTTCATTTGTATGAACATTTACGTCTTTTTTGACTGGATGTGCAGTAAACTTTAAGTCCAAATCTCTAAAAACTCGTTCTGATTTTATATCTATGGATGCCATCTTCTATTTATTCTATCCTGCAAAAACATTTGAAGAGCCTTGAGCTACAGAAGTACAACCAGATATTGAATCTCCAACTCTGCCAATACCTAAACCATTGACTTTTACAGTTGAAGAACCAGATGAAATGCCTGAGGCATGAGCTGGGCATCCTTTTCCGCCAGGAAGAAGATGAACTGAGTTTACATCTCCTTGCCTACTTACTGGTCTACCATTGACGAACACATTTCCTGACCCCCTAGCTCTAGCTGGGACAGAACAATGAACAACATCTAAATCTCCGACTCTTGTGACTGATGGCATATTTTTAAAATTAATTTATACTAACATAGGTTCCTAAATTACTTCTTGGAAGTTTAGTTGCTTGAAAATAACTGCCAGTTTCAGTTATCAAAGAACCAGAGCTGCAATTTGCTCTTATAGCAACATAAGAATTCTGTGTAGCGTTTACAGTTATGATAGTTCGAAAGTTTAAATAAAATCTTCCATTTAAAATATTTAATTCCATATCCGTTGGCGAAGTATTTCTAAAAGAAACTGCTGCACCAATAGGAGTGCCAGCACCAAATCCAGTTGTTGAAGCTCCGGTAAATCCTGTAACCGTCATATGAGCAATCTGAGGTGCTACATTTAAAGATGCAAAAACATTTGTAAGCCACACTCTAAAATTTGTATTTGCTGTTGTTGATTTAGTTCCATATAAATGCCAAGAAAGTTCATAAACTGAATTTGCTCTTAAAGGTGGGGTATTAAAAAAACCATCATTTATAACATTACGATGAGCAGTAGCTATTGTAGTATTAGATACGTTACTCTGAAATTGAGAAATTGGAATATATCCTTGCCGAGAAGTGCTATCGTGTACGCCCACTAAAGCTTCTTGAGAAGAAGTTGAGAAATATATTGCATTAGGTGTAACGTCTCCTGGTTGATTTCCAGCAAAATGAACAAATCCAGTTCGTATATTTGAAGAATAAAATGAATTGAAAGTAGCATTTCCAGTAGAAATTACATTACCATTCGCAAATATATGTCTAAAAGAAGATCCAGTAAAACAAGTTAAATTGCCTGTCGTTACATTTCTTGTTGCTGATACATTTAAAGTAAAAATTGAACCATTACTATTGATAGTTGTTGTAGTTGATACTGCTATATTGCTACTTACATTTAAATTTGTAATGCTTTGATTAGCTTGACCAGATCCGGCATTAGTAATTGTTACTGTATTTGTTGAGGGATCTGAAGATAATGAAATGCCAGAACCTGCTGCAAAAATTAAAACATTACTTGTAGAATTAGCTACTATATCAGATTGACCACTTATAGAAACCGTTGAAAATGAATTTGAACTTGTGCGTGAATTTGTAATAGTTATTGTATCTGTATTTGCATTAGTTGTTAATGTTATACCAGCGCCGGCTTCTAAAGTTAAATTGGCTGTTGTAGATTCAGCCACAACATTAGATTGACCAAAAACAGAAATAGTAGAAAATGAGTTTATTCCAGTACCAACCAGATCACTTAGATAACTAAAATTATTATCTAAATCTTCTAGTGATACTGAAATAGTTTTATCTGCAAATGTATTTGGAATTGTCATTCCGCTGGTTCCCAATATAATGTTTCATTTAAATTGTTTGTCCATTCTATATTTTCGCCATTTATGTTTGTCCAAACAAATCTTAAAACGTAAGGTGACGCATCTGGATTATAGTAACTGTTTATAAAAGTTGTAAATTGTTGAACATTATTTTCAACAATATGTGTCATTGTAAAATTTTCTGTTGTATTTCCTGTTTCTAAACTATTATAATTTACACTTATTGAATACGTTTTAGTAATGCTTGTTTTTGTATCAGGAAAATATTCAAATAATTCTTTACCTGAAGGAATATTATCTATGTCAGTTAAAGAAACCGGTGTTTCTAAAAGATCACTACTTCCATCAGTAATGTATTTAGCTGAATCGGAAAACCCTTTTCTATAAACACCAGAAATAGTAAAACTGGTATTACCTGCGATAATGTTAACGTCAGGCTCTTCTTCTCCTTGTAAAGCTACACTAATAGAATTAATTGTTTCTGATTCACCTGCTGTTACTGTTACTGTTCTACTAAATGTACTTTTTCTTTTTACTCTTGGTATTTCAGTTTGTGGGCTAAGACTTAATGCCATTTGTTTCTCTTTTTATTAATTCTTTTAGCTTATCGTTCCAAGAATCTAATTCTTCATGTTGCTCTGGTGTATGTGGTGGTTTAGGTATTTCTGGTAAAAATTTTATTACATTATCAAATTTTTTTGGTATCTTAGTATAATCGGTATATGTTTTTAATTTACCATTTAAAAGAATAACAAATTCGTGCGGCATATTAGTTCAGATCAATACGAGGTGCATTAAATTTCATACTACCACTTGAACTGATTGTACAAGAGCCGCCAATGTCAGCAGTAAAACTTCCACCAATATCTAATGTAGCACTACCACCAACATCAACAGTAGCACTACCTCCAATGTCACCGGTAAAACTTCCTTCTACTGTTGCGGTAACATCACCACCAACTTCTA